TAAACTCTGTACTGGCTAATTTATCAACATCACGCCAGTATAGCCCTCTTTCACGTAGTTCCTCCTGCTTTAACATCACTATGTTTACAGGTATACTTGCGTGTTCAAGTATACTATGACGACAAACGTCTGCGGCTATTGGCTCTCTACTATCCCAACCTATGTATACTGTTAACATTTAATCTAATCTTTCTATATCTTCTTCTGTAAGTTCTGCGCCTTTCCATACTTCTATAATATGTGCTGGCTCGTTAGATTCATTTATACCTTGATGCCATGTTCCGCTTGGCACATCAATAGGGTTAGGCGGAGTAAGATCACGTCTCTGAGGATCTATGGGTTCTGCTCTATGACTTGTTAATAAGTGTGCCTTACCACTAACTAGATTCCATGTCTCGCTACGATTTTTATGTCTTTGCATTGTAAGTTTACTATGTGGATTGATGACTAACTCCTTGACCATAAACCCGCTGCCTTTGTACAAGTTACGATAGTGTCCCCATGCACGTTCTACCTTTGGTGCTTCCCAGTCTTTGAGTATCCAGCTTGAACTGTTCTTTTTATTATCGCCGCCAACACTGTGTTGAAACATTAGTCTAGAATCTGTTACAGATTCTTCAGGAATATTTCCTGTTTTTCTATCTCCACCGTTAGCAAATATAATTTTTGCTTTTGGATTGTATTCTAACATGTCTTTGATAAAAAGACAAGCACTATCATCAGCATCATACGCTTCGTCAAATCCAATTACTTTATCTACACAACCTAGTGCATCAACTATTGCTCCACGTTCCTCAACAGGCATGAATGCTTTGCCTTTTTTACGTCTTAACCAAGCATCACTATTAAGTCCCACAATCAATGTGTCTCCGAGTTGTCTAGCTTCTTGTAAATAAGCAATGTGTCCACTGTGTAGTGGATCAAAGCCGCCAGTAACTAAAACAATAGTGGTTTGTGCTTGTTCTTCAGCCATTTTGTAATTCCTCTTCAAGCTGTGCTAGTCGATGATTCATCCAATTGATAGCAGTGTGTATATGTCCAGTTGCACTTGGTTGTATGCAGGTTTGGGCGTGAGCTATTTCGTCTTTTAAGATAAAGATCCGCTCAAGTTTTTGTACTTTTGTAGTTGTCATCTCTGTCATAATTATATACCTACTTTTTAATACCCCTTGTTTCTTTTTACGTTCCATGCAATAGCAGTTTGTAGTCCACCTGGCTTGTTATCGTTTACTACAATGCGTTCGCCGTGATGTACTCCAAAGATTGCTAGATCATACCGCAATTCGTTGTCTCTTATAAACTTCAATGTTTGTTCTTGGATATCTTTTGGTCTTGCAGTCATTATCACTATCATATCATCTTTAGGTATCTGTGCCCACATCTCTTTAACACCGGGCAACAATTTATCGTCTGCATATGGTGGCTGGTTGACTTCTGCAATAGTACCATCTACATCAAAGATCCATGTGTGTCCAAGATTCTCACTTAGTTCAAATGGAAATACATCTGCTACTTTTGCAGTTGGATAGTTGGTATTGTTGTAATCAAAGTCTTCTATCATTTTATTCTTTCTAATATTTTATCAGCCCATTCATTTTGGCTTTGTTGGTTAGGATGGTGATCATCTGGTGAAAACCATTGTGCTTTACTTCGTAAGTCGGTAATTTGACTTGTTTCTATATCTATAAATTCTTTTATATTTTTTAACTCTTTGTTCAACATAGTATCTTCGTAATGCCAACAATCCAAACTATTCCACATTACAAAAGAAATGCCTTTGGTGCGAAAATAATTAACCAACAGTATTACCTTACTACTCCAATGTCTGTACATTGATCCTTCAACATCTATACCACTTTTCACTGTGGATAAATTGCTGCTTACTTTAAACGAAAACCATTTGTTTGGTGCAGTTATGTAATCCCATCTTAGAGGATTGCTCCATCCGATCAGAACTAAATCATAAGTGTTTTCTAACATAGCATCAATTGTGTTATAAACTATATGTGTATTACCATTGCCTGCTTTGCTTCTATTGTCTATATCTGCACCTAAACGTTTTGCAACTATTTCGCATTGAGGAATCACATATTCATGTCTACGCATAAAACTGCACCCAACTGCTAAAACCTTCACGATTAGTCTTGCCTCTCTAGTATCACTGTATACTTGACAACATCAATTGTTACATTACCTCGTACAAATGGTTTTGGGCCTTTGATATCTTCATGTATAATTTTCCAACCGGGTATCTGTTGAATCTTTTCTTTCCACCATTTGGGATCTTCAATGATAAGATGTGCATTACGCCCGTCACTGAGTCTTTTCTTTGCTGGATGACATGCAATAAAATGATGTTGATATTTTGTACCTATTGTGAATAGTTTTTCTAGTACACTATCAATTTGTTCTGGCTCAATGTGTTCAAGCACATCACGACTGTAAACCAAGTCAACAGATTCTGGTAGTTCAATTGGATGTGTGATAGGATCATAACTGTATATGTCCATTGTGTTAGATTTTAAACTATCTAGTGGTGTACCTTTGCCACAACCAAAATCCATTATACTATGAACAGTATGATCTGCTAAGAAGTCTGTGAGTATCTTAGGTGCACCTTTTGCATTTCCAAAGCTCTTAGCCGAGTGAAGTTTCTCTAGTTGTAATGTATACTCTGGACTATTCTGCATTCTCGCTCCTTACATAAAGAAAATCTGCCTTATCAACTCGACTGTGTAAAATATAACCATAACTTTCAAGTAGTTCAAAAGGATCTGGCATATCTTCAGGTTGTCTGTCTTTGTGTATTCTTACCTTTGCTTCAAGTAAAACAACAGGCGAGTTTGTTTTAAAAAACTGTTCTGCTCCTTGAAGAACGTATCCTTCGTGACTGTCACAATCAATCTTAATAAAATCTATATCTTCAAAGTGATAACTGTCGAGGTATAAACACTGTACTTTGGTTTGACTATGCACGTATATGTCTTTTGGTAATTCTTTCTTGTCAGTTACCCAACCTGAGAATGTTGTTTTGCCATTAAGCAACATTTTTGTTTCATTTACATTACTCAGTGCGATGTTATATAATTCCGTATTTTCTATGTCACGTGCTTTTAAATTTTTTTCACAACAAACATAAGCCATTGGATGTGGCTCAAAACCAATTACTCGATCAAATAAAGATGCCATGTGAACTGTGCTATCTCCTATCCACATACCAACATCAATTGCATTTCTACGATGAGTACACAACTCTGTTGCAATACTAATTGGTCGCTCACAAGGAAAACTATCATCACGCATATAGTCACCAGGGCGTCCACCGCTTAGAGAACTTGGTGTCCACCAATTTCCGTTTTTTGTTATCATTGTTGTTCCATCCACATATTGCTTTTGTCTAACCACGGCAGAAGCAAGTCTCGTTGTCGTAACATTCCGTATTTGTTTATGCTCTTTACAGCACTGTCTGGTAATAGGTCTGTTTCTTCAGCAAGGTTATACAAATTAGTAATAGCAGGATCCATTGGTTTAATATTGCTTTTATATACAATAGCATATAACCACGGATCGCCAATACTTTTTTTAAAAAATCCGCCGTTACAATCCCAACCGTTTACTGATAACATATAGATTAACATAGGCATAGTAAAATGATACTTGTGATTTAACCTAGCATCATACTCTAACATGTTAAATTCTACATTTGTAGTTTGTGGCACTGCTATTGCCATCATTGCATCTTGTGCTGCAACATGCCACCAGTTGGATAATGCTTGATAGGGGTTTGTTAGGAATTGTAATACATCATAACACCATAATACATCAAAGCGTTTTTTATTTTTATTAAATTCTTGCACGTCTTGTCGTTGAAACGATATACCTTTATGCTTGACGTTAAGGTTGTCAATTTGATTAACTCCAATACATTTAATACCCAATGGATCATGAGTGTCGTCGTTCACTTCGGCATTTGCCCACCACTGCAAATCTAATGCTTCAGATTGACATCCTAGATCAACCATGTTACTAATACTTTCCATAAATTCGTCATATTGGTAAAGATCAGTTAGTATATTTTTTACACTATGATCATGTGCTAGGTGTTGACTTGTAAAGCTGCTGAATTTCATCTACTAACCTATTTGTTTGTACTTTATGCGTCTTACGGGCATTTGTATGTATCTGTTCTACAAGAGCCGCATTACTTTCTAGCCTACTCCAAACTTGTTTGCGAAGTGAAACTGTATCAGTTTTGCATAACCTTTGTAGTTCTTCTAATAGAAGTTCCATACGCACCCATGGATCTACTTCGGCGTCATAATTATGATTAATTATATCGTCAAATACATCAAACCCTTCATTACGCAATGTGCTTACAAATCCTTTAACTGTATGCCATAGTGGAAGTTGGTGCCAACAAAATGCTTTATAAGACTTTTCTGTAATAAATTGACTGAGCCAACTGTTATCGTCAATGTCACTACTACTTTCAACTACAACTTGAACTGGTGCCCTGTAAAATTCAGTAGTAAGAAAATTATGCTGATTTTCATTATCTGGAACTATGTTATCAACAAAGATTGGATAGGAATAAGGAAAAATAATATGTTTATACTGATTTAGGTCAGTGTCTGGACTAGTTCCTAAACTCATAATCATATCAGTCTGAGGGAATTGGTCTAATAAACGTTTTGCAATATGTGCTCGACTTGTACTTGCTCGTCTCATTAATATTGTAAACTTATGTGTCATTGGTAAATTTTTCCAATCCACTTGTTGCTTTTTTAAATTACCATACCAGCCCCCATTAGCACCACCAGTATGAATATAAATCATACGTTCTTTAAGAGCTTCGGCAGGATAAGGCAACTTGTCTACGTCTTCGCTTGCAATGAATACTGCTCCAAAACGGGTTGTAGGAAGTCCGTATCTTAATAACAGTATACGAAAGTGTTCAATGTCCTCTGCACTGTGTCCTTCCCAACCAGTATTAACAATCCATGAATAATTTTTAATATCTTTAGTACTGAGTCCAGCATTTGATAGATCATCTAAGAGATACTCTAGTACATCGTCATCACGCAATCGTTGGGTTGATACACCTTTCCAAATATCATACCAAATTATATTATTAATAATTCGTATTCTATGAGACTCTGGTGTTACACCGGTCATACTTGTACATCTTCCATTCCAGCAGTTCTAAGTCTTACTATATGACCTAGTTGCCACTGTTTGGTATCTAAGCCTTTCATAATGCCTAAATATTTGTTACGCAGTAGTGCAACTTCGTTGATTAGTGTCTCGAAGTCAATAACTTCATCTTCACCATCAACATACTTTTCTGCATCACGGCTAGACAAAGCACGGGCATAGCCTTCTAGATACTTTTGAAAGTGTTTACGTCTTATCTTACGTAACTGTATATTGAGAAAGTTTAGTACTGCTTCAATTTCTTGCAGTTGATTAAAGCGGTGTTCAGTAAGTCCGGGTAATGCTTTAATATTTTTTTCAACAAGTCCACCAACCCTGCATTCACTCTTGGCTACTTCTAACTCATGTTCATAATGAGTAATAAATCCAGGAATCTCTGCAAGATTGTTGGTTACTTTGCTATACCACATATACTAGTACTCGTCGTAGTTAAATTCACCGTCTTCGTCATACTGTTCTAATAGTTCGTCACGTTCATCTTCTTCAAGATCATCTTCATGTGATTCACCAAGATAGTCACCTACTGCTAGTTTGATTGCACCATCAAATTTAAATGCTTCTCTTATCTCTTCAGCAGAGTTATGCGACATAAGTGCTTCAACTACATGGTTTGCAGCTTCTTTGATATCACCTGTGTCGTGCATAAACTGTCTTGTTTCTTTCCAAACTAATGCGGCTAAGTCTAATGACACTATACGTTCTCCTTATTAAATATTTGTTCGTACTTATAATATATAAGTTAATTCTTCATACGTTTGTTTGTAATCTTGTTTTCTTATCCTATCAGTGATACTCAAGAAGTCAATCATATTTGTAGTATCTGTTGACATATTTGAATTATTCATCAGACTTACAATTGGTTTAATTACTTTGATAAATTCCTCATCATCTATATTCAATAGCTTATCAGTTATATATTTTTTCTGCTTTTTGTTGAACGAGCGAATGTTTAATTGTTTAGGTTTATTTGTCAATGGGTTGAATGATACTGGAAGTCCGTGTTCTCTACAAAACTGAAATAACGTATAAGTGTCGAGTATATTGAGTGTTGTTATTGTACTCCACACATTCAAATTTAGAACTATATCTGTTACTTTTTTATATTTTTGAACTGTATCTACTATTGTTTTCCAACTAACTCCATTTCTTTCATACTCAAACTTTTTTCCTGTATTATCTATGCTGAAACTTAACTCAACTTCTTTAAAACGACTCCATAATGGTATTAAATTTGGTGCAAATATTGTAGCATTAGTATTGTAATGTATTGAT